CGTGGCGAGAGGGTCTGCCAGCTGCTCGTGATGCCCGTCGAAACCGTCGAGTGCGTCGAGGTCGACGAGCTGTCCGAGACCGACCGCGGGTCGGGCGGCTTCGGGTCTACGGGGCTATGAGGACGTTGGAGGGGCAGATGGCCCTCGACCTGTTCGGGGCCAGCCCGACGTGGGACGACGTGCAGAAGGGCAAGGCGAGGCTCGTGGACTTTGTCGGCCCGTGCGACGGCCAGGGGTGCATGTTCTGGCACGGGGCGTGCACCCACACGGCCGACCGCTACGCGTTCCCGAAGAAGCGCCCCGGCGGCATGTGCCTGCATCATCGCCTGGAGTGGGCATGAACGCCGCGACCGTGCTCGAGAGGGCACAGGACGGCGACGAGGCGTCGCTGGACGCGGCCTTCGCCGCCGTCGAGATCGCTTCGCGGTTCTACTCCACGCGGGTCGCCGAGGCCGTGGCCGAGCGGTGGCTGTGGGGCGCGGGGTGGAAATCGGTCGCGCACATGCTGGGGTGCACCAGGCAGACCGCCTTCGAGAAATGCCTGCGGTGCTTTCAATGGATGGACAACAACATCGCGTTCGGAGACGGCGGGGTGCGCTACGTCGGGGTGTCGGCGAAATCCCCCGGGCAGAATCCCTAGACGTCCATGGAAATCGCGACCATGCGGTACTGGGCGTCGCGGATTTCGCCGTCGCGGGTGACGAAGATGCCGGCGTAAGGCTCGAGCATCCCGACCGAGCAGTTCGCGTCGCGCAGCAGGTCGGCCGCTTCGACATCCCAGTTGACGTTATCGGCCAGCTCGACCTCGCCCGTCGCGGCGTGGTACATCTTGCGTCCGTCATCGTAGAAGTAGGCGTAGTCGCTGTTGGAGAACATGGTCATGGAAATCACCTTCCTGCTTCTTGTTCGCGAGCATGTAGTTCGTCGCGAAATAGCGTTTGGCAAAAACCTTGGGGGCCTATCGAAATCATGGCTGGCAAAATCGTTTCGGGCGGTTCCTTTTACGACCATTTAACTGGGAAAATCGCCTCGGGCGTTTTCTCCTGGATAAATGAATCGCGGGGGCGTTCTCTCTGGGAAAATCGCCCGTCCCGACCTTCTCGGAAAATCAGCCCCGGCCACGGCGGTCGGGGCATTTCTATTCTCGGTGGGCGCGAGCCGCCAGCCCAGCGGCTCCCTCGTCGGCCCACTCGACCTCGGCGTCGTACCCGAGCACGCGCAGCGCGAGCACGGCGGCCCTCGCTACTGCGTTCGCCCTGTCGACGGTCTGGCCGTCCCTGGTCAGCTGCTTGCCGCGCCTGTACGCGACGCGGACCGCGCTTGGCTCCCCGAGCTCGTCCTCCGTCTCCTCCACCTGTCGGATCGCCGCCTCGACCGCGTCGAGCAGGTCGTAGTACGCAGAGTCGACGTACGCCCACGCCCTCGGCGACGGCGGCATGCCCTTCTTCGGGTTCTCCCATCGTTTAGCGGTGTCCAGGCGCACACCGAGGTCGTCGGCGATGTCCGACAGCTCGATGGCGCACATCTCGCGGCGGCAGCGGAACTCGGCCGCGCTGCGCGAGTCGCACTCGTCGCGGTAGGCGTCGAACTGCTCGGGGGTCATCTCTTCGAGCCTGATTCTCTCCATGGGTCCTCCCATCGTCCCTGCGGCGCGCTCCCGCCGCGTCGCTCCCATGGTACCACGCCGCCCTGGGGTTGACCGCGCCCGTGTTCATATCGCTTTTTCCCGACGGCTGGAAAAACGCAGCCGCGCCGCGCCTCCTGGGGTTGACGGGTCCCGTGTTCATATCGGTTTTTGCGCTGAGCTGGAAAAACGCTTTAATAGGAGGGGTGTCCAAAAAGTAAGCTTTGGTTTACGTATGGGAGATTCACAAAACCAACACAAATATGATGCGACGTCGTGAGCTGGGCAAACGCAACAGAACGAAACAGAATGCGATATGAGGCACGTTGCACGATGGAGCGCGTGAGATTAGCAGTGATAGCACGATTGAGCCTTAGAAACGATTCTAGACGCCCGAAAAACGTCCTGGACGCTATTGCACCGGTACGCGCGTTTTTTCCAACGTAATGGGGAGATTTTCGGGGCCGTTCGGATCTTGCGCAACGGGGCCCGATTCTAAGCGCAAAAAAGGGGCCCGCTCCAATGCGGGCCCCTGCTGTTTTGTTCTACTCTTTGGGTCTCCACGACTCCCTAGTTGTTCTCCGTTGTTCGTCGATTCTTTCCAGCGCCTCTAATCTTTCCTTTTCGCGTTTGGCCTCTTTCACTCCCCTATAGGCGACTCTGTAGATAAAGACTGCTAGAGTCAGGGCCAACGGGTAAACGATGAACCACAAAACAGCGTAATACTGCAGCGTCGTCATTCGTCTCCCCCGTACATCTCGAAGTTTATTACCTCGTAGTCTCCCGACTCTTCGTCAACTAGCTCTATTGCCTTAAACGCGCTACATGATTTTATTATTCCGTCGTGCCACATGTCCACGATGTCTATGTCTTCGTATTCCTCGTAGGCTTCGTCAATTGTCGAACACTCGATATACGATGCACCGGTCGTACGCTCCTCGTAACAAGATCCGACTTTCACGTATTCAATCCACCCACGACCAACTAGATACTTTTTCATCGTCGGCCCCCTCTTAGCTTGCGAGTTTGACGATGGATATGCACTCATGATGCACGTTCGACTCTTCGTATAGTTCCCCGTCTTCGGTGTACCACTTGCGCGAATCGTAGTAGTAGACGCGGCCGCTATCGTCTCTCGTGTAGCACGAGTATCCAGTCTCGAGGTCTTCGAAGCGCGATTCTATGTACTCCCTAGAGTGTACGTCTTCCCATTCGAGCGTGAGCAGACTTTGGATAGCGTTCGCGACGTCCCTGCATGCGTCATCTAGCTCCTCGATGTACATGTCGTGCACCTTGTCGCGCATCTCCTCGAGTCGCGCGTGGTACGTCCAATTTTCCCTAATCTTCGCATAGTTGTCGTCGTAATAGGGGAACGTGTTCTCCATGATTTCATCGATGTAGTCGTACGTTTCGTAGAGCCCTCGAAGTTTGCTAACGTGCGCGTTCCACGCTTCGCAGATGTCGAACGATGCATAGTATCCGTTATCCTCTGCATGCTCCACGTATTCAGGCGACCATATGGGGAACGTCTTATACTCGACATCGAAGTCGCAAGAATACCAACGATTGTACGACCACTTGCAATTTGTCTGCTTTTCCAAGTCGCGCACGCAATCCCATATTTCGCGTTCGTTGTAGTCCCTGAAGTCTTCGTCGACCCACTGGAGATAATCGGCTTCGTATTCGTCGATGATACGATTCTTGGTGTCTTTGGGGAGTTCGTGGAATTCGTAGAGCTTCACTTCGTAGGTTTCTCCAGTAGGCACGTATTGCATGATGTTCTCTACCTTGGTCCTCATGATGTCTCCTTTTCTGCGGGCCCTCGCCCGCGTCGCAATGGATGGAACGGGGCCCGCCCGAATGCGGGCCCGTATCGGTTGTTTAACGCTCCAGTCTGTAATACGCTCCAAACTTGATATCTTTCACGACGCTAAAGTCGTCACCCCATATCGCAGAGATGCATGCGGGGATATAGCACCATGGGCCTATTTCGTATGCGCGTCTGACTGCAGCGTCGATAATTCCGCGCTTCGTCTTTGCGCGTGTGACGAACTGATAGGTAACTGTAATGATGTCGCGCTCCTCGAATGCGGGCGCGTCTTCGATGTGCTCCAAGAACTTCGACGGAATGGTCACGACGTCGACGCATGCGGTGAAGATCCGATAACCTTTTGAGCGTTTATCATCAGTCAACCAATTTACGGAGTAGTACTCCTCGTTTGGAAACAGATAGCACGTTCCCCCGTTGTCGCGCTCGAAACTCTTTCCAGTCCTCGCGATTTTCTCGAATTCAAACATTCTAATTCTCCATCCTGCGGGCCCATTGCCCACGCCTGAAAACTGATAGCCTAGCAGTTGTAGAGGTCGATGAAGTATTCTTCGATAGCGCACGCGGTCTCACGTCTCATGGGATAGGAGCCCGACTCGCTCCACCAATAGAGCTCGACCTCGCCACTCTTCGTGTCTATGTAGATGTTAGGGCCGCCACACGCTACCATTATTTGAACGCTGGTCGGATCTTCGTCACGACTTGGCACGCGATACTCCAAGTTGTATACGGAGTCGTTAAAGTAGTCCCACAATTCGAACGGAGTCAGATACTCCTCGATGTCCTCTATTGTTTCGTTCGTGTCACTCCGTTTGTACGTCTCCCCGTCGGTAGTCGTGAGGGTGACTGCTACCTTTTTGTATCTCTCCCCGTCTTGCACCCACGAGTGAGTCGTGTACATCTCGAAGCCATATGCGGGCTCGTATTCTGCTACCCATTCGCCGCCGCACGGGTCGGTGAATATCTCGCCATTGACGATGGAGTCTAGATACTCCGCAATGCTCCTGCAGTGCTCTACGTGTTTCTCGAGTCTCATGATGTCTCCTTTTCTGCGGGCCCTCGCCCGCGTCGGTCCTGCGGGTCATATGCACCCGCGCGTGCGACTCTACCACGCTTCGGGGCCGGTGTTCAACCGGTCGGCGGGGTGACGTGCATGTGCTCGAGCATGCCACGTATGCGCAGGTCAAAGCGTCGAAGCGAACACGCGTTCGCGTTTCGGATCATCCCCCCACCCGTACATGCGTTCGGTGCTTGCGGGGGAACGGCGGGGGGGAAGCCTTCATTTAGTGCGGCGCAGTAATAAAAAACTGGTTTTTCGTAACACCTTCCGCTATAATGCGAATAGATGTTCGAAAACGACGCGGACTTACGGGGAGCCGCATGAGCTACCACAACCTGGAGCCCTGGCAGAGGGCCGTCTACGGGCACGGCGGGTGGGAACCCATCCGCCAGCTGGTCTACGAGCGCCAGCACGGCATGTGCAAGGACTGCGGCAGGCCGCTTTTGCTCCACGGTGGCAAGGACGAACGCAAGTCCATCATGGAGGTCCATCATACGACCCCGCTGACGGAGGGCAACCACGACGACCCCAAAGTGGCGTTCGACGCGGACAAGCTCGACGGCCTGTGCCACGAGTGCCACGAGAAGCGCCACGGCGATCTCGGCACGTACAGGAAGCCGCCTCCCAAGAGCAGGCGGGGGGTGTGGTTCGACGAGGACGGCATGCCCCACATGGGCGAGAGCGAGGGATAGATGCCATACGTGGACACATCGAGCGAGTTTCCGGCGAATCACGCCACCGACCTGACTCTGCGCAGCTACGCCGATACGGACTTCGTGCGCTGGGTGGACTGGGCGCGGACGTTCGTGGAGACGATGGAGCACTCACCGCTCAACGGCGAGCAGAAGTCGGTGGTGAAGCGGGTGCTTAACATGAAGGAGGTTGGCTGATGGACGAACTCGTGAAGGCGGTAGACTGCCTCGGCAACGCGCTGGTAGCACTCGCGCAAGCGGTGGACGCAAACGCCATGATTTCCGAGCAGGATGCCGTGAAGTTCAACAGCTACTTCGCCGCGTTCGAGAAGCACATGGGCAACGTGGACGGCTCCATGAGGAAGGCGGACGCTAATGGCTGAAATGCGCCGATACGAATGCGAATACTACAGCGTGGACGCCCCCGCGCGCTCGTGCCTGTTCTGCGAGCACTGCACCGACGTGTTCTGGGACTATACCAACGGCCCGTACATGTTCCTCTGCGACGCGAACGCCGATGTGGAAGCCGCGCTTGCAAACAGATGCGGTTCGTTCAAGGAGGAAGCCGATGGCTAAAGTCGGCAGCATAACCGTCGAGATCAAACCCACCGTCACGTTGGAGAGCGCGGTCGCGTGCGTGATAATGCTCAACCTGTTCCTCGCGGAGAACGAAGAATACAGGTTGAAGCTCGCCGACGGCAAGTGGCACCTAACCGACGAGCCGCTTGTGCCAACGTCAGGCGGCATCTACGACGGCTATCTAAGCGCGCTGTCGAACATCCCGAATCCGGGCTCGCCGTCGAACATGACCGAGGATGAACTCATGAGCATCGCGAAAGAGATAGAGCAAGCGTTCAAGGTAAACCCCGAAAGGATGGCTTGATGAGCAAGGACACCTACAGCATCGAGGCGATCAAGGCAACCGACCGCTACAAGGCGGTGGTGGACAGCGGCAAGTACGACTGCGCCGACCCGTTGATTGCGGAGCTGGTCTGCAACATGTGCTGGTCGTACGACCGCGCCGAGGAATGTCGCCGCATCTTGGACGAGCAGGGCATCATGGTGGACGGCCTGCACGGCAAGAAACAGAACCCCATGCAAGGTTCCTACAAGGCGTATCTGCAGACGGCGGGAATCACGCTCCAACAGCTCAAGGCGCTCGGCGCGGAGAAGCCCAGGGAAGAGTCCGACCCGCTTGCCGACTTCAACGCATAGGGGGCGCACATGGGCAACATCGTGAAGTTCCCCATCAAGCAATCCGACGCGCAAGAGCTATTCGACTTGCCGACCGTCATACTCTACGTGTGCGACGGCAAGCGCGAGTGCGGCAGGCCAGAGTGCGTGGACTACTCGCGCCATGACGTGTGCCACCACACGGCGGATTACTCACACGCGCTCTACGAGACGCACTACATCAACTACTTCGAGCGGATTCCTGGCGTGAGGGATGAGGAAGCAGCCGTGTTATGCGTGGAGCCGATTCGTGGATGACCGCACGACAGCCGAGAAGTACGCGCTTGATGTGTACGACGGTAAGATAGTCGCGTGCAAGAAGCTGGTGCAACTCTGCGACATGCTGCTTCCGCGCTTCGATGACAGCTACAAGCAGTGGCACTACGACCGTGCGAGAGCGCGTAGGCCAGTGGACTTCATCGAGAAGTTCTGCTGCGTTCCGTCCGGGCGCAAGTTCGGCAAGCCCATGTCCCTCGAACCATACGAGAAGTTCGTCATCGAGGTTGCGTTCGGCTTCGTAGACGATGAGGAGATGCGCCAGTTCAACGAGGTGCTTTGGTGGGTCGCGAAGAAATGTGGCAAGACCAGTATGATTGCCGCCATCGCCCACTACATGATGACCTCGGACGGCGAGGGCAAGCCCGAAATCTACTGCATCGCATCGGCGGAGCCGCAAGCGGGCCTCTGCTACGGCGGCATCGACACCATGCGCCGCCAGTCACCCTCGCTCGCCAAGTGGGAGCGCACGGGCGAGGTCAAGGACCGCAAGAAGCAGGGCATAATCTGCGACAAGACCAACGGCTACGTGGTCACGCTCTCGGGTAGCCCGAAGTCCCTCGACGGCCCGAACCCGCACCTGGTCATTGCAGACGAGATAGCCGCGTGGGACGACCGAGGCCCCTACGACCAGATGCGCCTCGCCCTCACGAGAAGTCAGCCGATGATGTGGGAGCTGACCACCGCGAACTTCGTGCGCAACTCGATAGGCGACGCGCAGTACGACTACGCAAAGCGGATACTGGACGGCGAGATAGAGGACGACCGCTTCCTGCCCGTCATCTACGAGCAGGACGAGCCCGACGAGTGGTTGAAGCCCGAGACGTGGCTCAAGTCCAACCCTGGGCTTGGCACCGTGAAGCCGCTCGACAAGCTCGAACCGCTCGTTAAGAAGGCCAAGGCCGACCCAGCGCAGCGTCCCGCCGTCCTGGTGAAGCACTTCAACATCCCGCAAAACCAGTCGACCTCATGGCTCACATACGCGGAGTGCGGAAGCGACAGGCAGGTGGACATGTCCACCATTGGATTGAAGTACGGCATAGCAGGCTTCGACGCGTCGGACTCAATCGACCTCTCCGCAGCGCAGTTCCTCTTCATGAGGGGCGAACGCTACAAGGACGGCACGCTGGTAGACGATACGATCTACGAGCGTTCGATGTACTGGATACCCGAGGACCAGCTAACACCCCGCGAGGACGCCGGCATGACCAAGGAGCGCGACAATGTGCCGTACCGCCTCTGGGAGGCACAGGGCCTCATCAGGGTGGTCCCCGGCAACCACATCCCGAAGTCGGTTTTCCTCGAATGGCTGCAGGAGCTCCGCAAGGAGAAGCTGTTCTGCTTCGCGTGCGGCTTCGACCCGTGGCATATGGACGATTCGACCGTGAAGAACCTGGAACTGTTCGTGGGCGAGAGCCGCGTGCGCAAGGTACGTCAGGGCGCTCAGACGCTCTCCGACCCCATGAAGCGGCTCAAGGCAGACTATGCGCGAGGACGCATCGTTGACAATTCCAATCCCATAAACCGCTGGTGTCGAATGAACGTGGAAATTTCCACCGACGCGAACCAGAATATCCGCCCCGACAAGCGCAACAACAACGCGGCGAACCGAATCGACGGCTTCATGGCCGAGCTGGACGCGTACGTGACGTTGCTGGACTACTACGACGAGTACATCCAGATGGTGACTAGCACCTGGAAGGGATGATTTCGCCCCCGAGCCGCCCATCTTGGGCGGCTTTTTTCATATCCGCATTCGAAATACCACTTTTCCTTTACACTCCCGCGAACGCATGTTCCCCCGTTGAGGTATGAATAGCCTGAAACACCAGGCAAAACCGTCAACGGGGGCGTTTTGGGATTCATCGAGACAATCAAGGGCGCGTTCGGGCGCAAGCGGGAGAGCAAGGGGTTCTCCACGTTCACCGAGTACACGCCCACGTACAGCACGCGGAACGGCTCGCTCTACGAGCAGGAGCTCATGAGGGCGTGCGTCCACTCGTTCGCGAACGCGTGCTCGAAGCTGGAACCTCATTACGACGGCCCCATCCAGCAGGTCGAGACGCTTTTCCGCACGTGGCCAAACGAGCACATGACGTGGAGCCGCTTCCTGTACCGCCTCGCGACCATCTACGAGGTCGACTGCACGGCGTTCGTGATACGCCTGCACGACGCGCAGGGACGCACCACGGGGCTGTGGCCGCTCAAGTGCTCCAACGCCGAGGCGATGGACGTGGGAGGGGAGCTGTGGTTCCGCTTCCAGATGCCCGTGGGCGACCCGCTTGCCTACCCCGCGAAGGACGTGTGCGTGCTCTCGAAGTACCAGTACGTGTCCGACCTGTTCGGCACGCCCAACAAGCTCTCCGACACGCTCTCCCTGCTCAACGCGCAGGCCGACGCCGAGCGCACGGCAATCGCCATCGGCTCGAAGATCATGTTCATCGGCCGCATGGTCGGCCAGGTGGACGAGGATGACATGGACGAGAAGAAGAGGCGCTTCGCCGAGCAGAACCTCGGGCCGTCCAACTCCACGGGCATGCTCACCTACGACCAGACGTGGGATAGCGTCACCCCCGTGGCGCACAACGCCTACACGATAGACAGCGTTGAGATGCAGCGCATCGACGACCACGTGTTCAACTACTTCGGCACGAACAAGCGCATCCTGCAGAACGACTGCACCGAGGAAATCTGGGACAGCTACTACGAGGGCAAGGTCGAGACCTGGGCAATCCAGCTCTCCGAGGGCATGAACAAGATGATGTTCTCGACCCGCGCGATGCTGACCAACTCCATCACGTTCACCGCCAACCGCATGCAGTTCATGTCCGCGGCCTCCAAGCGAAACATGGTGCGCGACATGACCGACAGGCGGCTCATGACCATCAACGAGGGCCGTCAAATCCTCGGCCTGCCGCCCGTTCCCGGCGGGGACGTTTTCGTGAACCGCGGCGAGTACATGGTGCTCGACATGCAGGGCAACGTCATCTACACGAGCGGCGGCAACCTCGCCACCGCATTGCCGCCCTCCGACATCGAGGACGCCAAGGACTTCGACCTGGGCGGCGACGACGACATCTACAACGACGTGGACGGCAAGTACGAGGACGACGTCGACGAAGGCTAGGAAGGAAACCGACATGCCAGCTAAACCGCAGGAACGCAACTACAGGATGATGGCGCAGCCGCTCGCCGCGCCCGTGGAGTACGCGGACGATGCCGTTTACTCCAACCGCTTCAACAGCCCGAAGTTCGTGGAGGGCTACGCCACCACGTTCGAGGACCCCTACGTGCTCTGGGAGGAACCCGACTGGGTTGACTCCCGTGGCGAGGTCCACAAGGGGTGGAAGTACGTCGAGGTCATGCACGAGGGCTGCATGGAGGGCGCTGACGTGTCCGACGTCATCTTCCTGTACGACCACGAGGGGCGCGTGTACGCCCGCAACCGCAACGACACCCTCTACATCGAGCCGCAGCTGCACGGGCTGTACATAGCAGCCGACCTGTCCCGCACATCGCTCGCCGAGCAGATGTACGAGGACATCAATGCAGGCATGGTGGACAAGATGAGCTGGGCGTTCACCGTGGCCGAGGAGGACGTGGAGGATGACGAGCAGAACCGCACGACCACCTTCCACATCCGCCGCATCAAGAAGGTATTCGATGTTTCGGCTGTCAGCCGCCCGGCTGACCCGAACACGGAGATAAGCGCAAGGCGCGTCATCGACGGAGCGATCGAGGAACGCAGGCTGCGGGAGTCGCGGCAAGCCGAGCGGGAACTGGAGCGCAGGCGCAAGGAGGTTGCGCTGCGGGCCAGGGCAATGTCAATCAGCACCAACTAGCAGGAAGGAGAACTCGCAATGGAGTTCACCGCAATGGATGCGCTCGCATATCGCTCCCTCGGGGCAGACGAGTACGCGCAACGCCGCTCGGAGGTCATCGGGTTCGCCAAGGAGCTGCCCGAGGACGCCACCGTCGAGCAGGCCGAGGCCATCGACGCCGAGCTCGGTCTCATCGAGGCCGAGGACGAGCGCCGCGCCAAGCTCGCCGATTTCGAGCAACGCAACATGAGCAAGGTCATCGCCGGGTCTGCGAAGCCCGTCGAGGCCGCAGAGATCAAGGAGGAGCCCGCTATGGAGCGCGCCGCTTCGCTGGGCGAGCATTTCGTCCAGTTCCGCAAGGAGCACAAGTCCGCAGACAACCGCTACATCGCCACGCCGTACGCCATGCGCGCGGCTGGCGACCCGACCACCACGAGCGGCGTTGTTGCCACCCAGTACGACAAGGAGGTCGTGCGCAAGCCGGAGACCCAGCTTACCGTGCTCGACCTGTTCCCGCGCAAGACCATCTCCGAGCCCGTCTACACGTGGACGGTCTACAAGCAGAAGACGGGCTCTGCGGGCGTGACCGCCGAGGGCGCGACCAAGAACAAGCTCACCTTCGAGTACGAGCAGAAGTCCGCGACGCTCAAGAAGCGCACGGGCCTCATCAAGATGACCGATGAGCTGTTCGAGGACGCCCCGTACGTCGTGGACGCCATCAACGGCGACCTCGTCGACGAGCTGAACGCCGACCGCCAATCGGGGGCCGTCACCGACCTGCTCGCCACGAGCGGCATCGCAACCGCAAGCGTCACCACGACCGCCGGCAAGGAGGCCATCAACATCCTCGACGGCATCATCGACGCCGCCGCCGACGTGGAAGACGCCACCGGCATCGCCCCGAACGCCGTCATCGTCACCCCCGCCATCTGGAAGACCATCCGCAAGGCGAAGAACACGCTGGACGAGTACATGGCGGGCAACCCGTTCGCCGAGTCGCGCTACAGCCGCCTGTTCGAGATGCAGTTCGCCAAGTCCACCGACCTGACCGCCAACCACATCCTCGTCGGCGCGTTCGTGAACCGCGCCGTCGAGCTTGCGAGCAAGGCAGACGGCGTGCGCGTCGACTCCACGAACTCCAACGACACGGACTTCGAGAAGAACCTCGTCTCCGTCCGCGCCGAGGCTCGCGAGATCGTTGCCGTCAAGCGCCCCGCCTGCTTCTGCGACATCACCGTGTCCTAGCAGGAGGCGAGCGAGATGCTGCGAATCTACAAGATGCCCGACGGGCGCACCTACCGCTACGAGGAGGGCGACCAGCCCGACAACGCCGTGCTGGTAGAGCAGGCCGCTGAGAGCCCCGAGACTCCCGAGAAGCGGGCGTCGAAGGTCGCGGCACGCAAGCGCACCGCCAAGAAGGCCCAGGAGGACTAGCACATGGCCCTGCTCGACGACGTTAGGACCGCGCTGCGCGTGACCACCAGCCTGACCGATGGCGAGATTTCGACCTACATCGGCACGGCGCTCTTCGACATGGGGAACAAGGGCGTCAGGCCCGAGTTCCTTGCCGAGGACGCCGATGCCGAAAGCGAGGACTACATGCCCATCGTCAAGACTGCGGTGATCGTCTACTGCAAGGCGCTCTACGGGCGCGACGTTGAGGCGAGCGAGCGCAACGCCTGCCTGTCCACGTACCGCTCCATCGTCGCGAGCCTGCTCAACGGCAAGCAGAACGTCCACTACCAGGGGGACGGCGAATGAGTGGGTGGAGCGACACCATAACGCTGCGCGACGTGACCACCGCGGTCACGGTAGACCAGTACGGCATCGAGCACGAGGGCGAGCCAGTGGACACCGAGGTGTTCTGCAACCCGTGGTACACGGGGCTGGACACCTGGGCCACCGCCGCCCAACTTGGGCCCAAGATAGCGGCCCGCGTGGAGGTCAAGACCCTCGAGTTCGAGGAGAGGCCATACACGCAGGCCGTCTACCACGGGGTTGAGCTGGACATAGACCAGACGAGCCGCCAGGGGTGGGAGTCCACCATCCTGACGCTCTCCGAGCACGCGAGGAACGACTAGCATGGCAGACCGCTTCATGGCAGATTTGCAGGCCATCCTGGACAACGTCCAGGAGGTCTCCGACGAAGCCCTCCTGGCGGGGGTCAAGGCCGGCTGCGAGCTGTCCAAGGACGAGTGGTCTTCGGGGGCTCCCGTGGACAAGGGCGGGTACGCCAAGTCCATCAGGATGCGCGTCGAGGGCTCGGGGCGGGAGGTCCAGGGCCACGTCTACTCGAAGATGCCCGGCCTGCCGCACCTGCTGGAGAAGGGCCACGCCAAGGTCGGCGGCGGCAGGACGAGGGCGCAAGTCCACATCGCACCCGCTGCCGATGACGGCTTCGAGCTGACCGAGAAGGTAATCCTCGCCACGTTGGGAGCTGGGCTATGAGCCACATGGACGAGACATACGCCGTCCTCACGGAACTGGGCATCCCAGGGCGCTTCGAGGCCTACCCCGTGGACAAGGCCCCGAAACCGCCGTTCTTCGTCTACACGGTGGACGACAACGGCGAGTTCTACACCGACGACCGCACGTTCGCGAGGTTCCCGCGCATGCACGTCGAGCTGTTCGAGAAGGTGTCCGACCCCGCGCTGGAAGCCAGCGTGAGGGACGCGCTGGAAAGCGCGTTCGGGCCCGTCGAGCAGGTCGGCTCGTGGAGCCAGAGCGAGATGTGCCACATAGAGCAATACGACTTCACCTACACGAAGGAGGAACACGATGAGTGATTCCAAGGGAGTGCGCTTCGGCGTTTCCAACGTCCACTACGCCAAGTACACCGACGGCACGGGCGGCACGGCAGGCACCTACGCCACGCCAGTCCCGATGCCGGGATGCACCGCCATCACGCTGACCCCGCAGGGCAGCACTTGGACGTTCTACGCCGACAACATCGCGTACGAGACGGGTTCCAGCAACACGGGCTACGAGGTCAGCCTGACCATCGCCGTCGTGGGCGACCAGGCCAAGGTCGACCTGCTCGGCTACGCCACCGACACCAACGGCGTGCTCTACGAGAGCGCGACCGACGAGCCGGGCGACGTGGCCCTGCTCTGGGAGTTCGACGGCAGCAAGGTCAAGAAGCGCGGCCTGCTGTACTCGGTCAAGTTCAACCGCCCGACCACCACGGGCAACACCAAGACCGACTCCGTCGACCCCGACACCGACGAGATGACGGGCGTGGCAATCGGCCGCGACCTCACCATCGACAACGCGACCGTGAACGTCATCAAGGCGAGCGTCACCAACGAGGCCGCCACCAAGACGCAGTTCGACGGCTGGTTCAACGCCGTCTACATCGTGGGCGCGTAAGGAGCGACATGATCATCCATTTCAAGCACGTGGATGAGAACGCGGACGGCGAGCAGTCCCTCGACAAGGGGCCGCTCGCCTTCGGCGAATCCACGGACGAGTGGACGGCGCTGTGCAGCCTGCACACGCTGACCATCTACGAGCAGGCGTTCCAGGACGACCCGTCCAGCCCCCACAAGTCCCTCGTGGACGACGTTACCGACTACGGGGACGGAGACGACGGGAGCCCTCTCGGCAGGCTGCTGCAGGCCAACTGGGAGGCCGACGCGCGGGCGCTCTGGGCGATGCTCAGGTGCGGCTGCGAGGCGAACCTGAACGGCGACAAGCAGGTCGGCGACTTCCGCCTGTGGAGCAGGGCGCACGCGGCGGACGACATCGACATGTACCGCCTGCACCTGCTGCTCGTGAAGGAAATCGATGCCTGCTTTCCGGCACTCGCCAAAGCCACCGAAGAGCTCGCAGGAGAGCTCGAGAAGCCGAGGCGCAAGCGGAGGGCTCGCGTACAGCAAGACTGAGCTGACGATGCTCAAGCTGGGCTTCACCAGGGATGACGTAGTGGTGATGCCCTACTCGAAGGCCGCATGGTACGTGCGGGCCGCAGCAGGCGGGCAGGATGCCGCCGATGGGGGCGTGCGCGAGGCGACGCAGGCCGACATAGACTCGTTCTAGGAGGTGCCGTCACATGGCGGAGTACAAGGGACTGACCATCCGAATTGGAGGCGACACGTCCAGCCTGAACTCGGCACTCAAGGCGTCAACGAAAGCCGCCGCGTCCCTGCAGTCGCAGATTCGGCAGATTACGCGCGCGATGAAGTTCGACCCGGGCAACCTGGGCAACATCGACACGCGCATGAGGCTCACGACGAACAGGGCGGAAGCCCTCTACTCCAAGCTGACGCTCGTGAGCAACGCCTACGAGGAGCTGGGCAAGCAGGCCGTCAGCGTAGGCGGTGCGGCAAAGTCGGTCGCAGAGCTCGCCAGGGAGACCGAGAACATCGAGCTGAAGGCGAAGGCGGCGGACAAGCGTTACGAGGACGTGACCGCCTCCCTCGCCGCCATGTACCGCGAGTTCGAGAAGCTGGGCACGGCGAGCATAAAGAACGCCCTCAACATGGAGGGGGCCGACGAGGAAGTCGACGCGGTCATCGCCAAGTTCCGCGAGCTTGGAATCATCACCAGGGACGTGGACAAGGACGTCGACAGGATCAAGCTCGACCTGTCCGACGCGGGACGCGCCGCCGACATCGACGAGCTGCTTGCCGACATGCGCACGCTCGGGGCCCTCACCGACGAGCAGATAGCCTCCAACCGCAAGATGCGCGACACGTTCAACGAGGCGCTTGGGAACAAGGACGCCTACGACAAGGCGTCCCAGTACGAGAAGATGGCCGTGGACATGCAGCGTTTCGAGTCCGAGGCCAAGAACGCCGCCGCCACCGTCCGCGAGATGAACACCGTCTCGGACTACTTCGCCGACAACTGGCAGGAGTCCGCGGCCCGCATCAAGGCCACCGAGTCCGCCATGTCGGAGTGCACGAGGCAGGCCAAGGCCTACGAGGCCGCGCTCAGGGAGGACCCCGACAACGTGTCCGCGGCCGTGGGACGCCTCAAGGCGCTGTCCAACGAGTACGACCTCGCGGGGGACAAGGCCAGGGAGCTCACGATGCAGGTCGAGGCGTACCGCGAGAAGCTGGCCGAGACGATTGCGAAGCACAGGAACCTGCCCCAGTTCATACAGGAGACCCGCGACAAGTGGCAGGAGGTTCAGGACCAGCTCTCCCAGGCCAAGGGCGAGGCCGACGCGTTGGAGAAGTCTCTGCAGCGCCTCAAGGACGACCAGGCCCCGACCGAGGAGATAAAGGACCTGGAAAGCGAAGTCGACGATGCGAGGGCGAAGGTCGAAAGGCTCAAGGAGTCCGCGAGGGGCATGGACGAGGCGTTCGAGACGGCCAACGAGTGCGCGGAGATGCAGCAGCTCCAAGCCCAGCTCTCCGAGACCACGGCGCACGCCGCGAACCTCAAGAAGCGCATGGACCTCACCAGCCTGGGCGGCAAGAACCTGCTCAACGCCTCCACCATCAAGTCCGCCGGCATGACGCTGTACTCGACGCTCACCCCCGCCATCACCATGCTGGGGTGGAGGGCGGTCACGGCGGCTCAGGACATCGACTCCGCGTACCGCGACATGCGCAAGACCGTGGACGGCACCGAGTCGCAGTTCGCTGACCTGCGGCAGGCGGCAATCGACTTCTCGAAGACGCACGTGACGAGCGCCGACCAGCTCTTGAACATCATGGCAATCGGCGGCGAGCTGGGCATCGCGACGGAGTCGCTGCAGGCCTTCTCGGAGACGGTGTCGAACCTCGACGTGGCGACGAACCTCGACACGGAGGAGGCGGCGTCCTCGCTCGGCAAGCTCGCCAACATCACGCACATGGGGGCAGACGAGTACGACAACTACGCCGACGCCCTCGTAAGGCTCGGCAACAACGGCGCGTCAACCGAGGACCAGATAGTCGACATCGCAACCCGAATCGGCTCCATGGGCACAATCGTCGGAATGTCCGTGCCAGAAATCCTCGCCCTCTCGTCGAGCATAGCCTCGACGGGCATGAAGACCGAGGCTGCTGGCACGGCCATAGCGAACACCATATCCGACATAGAGTCCGCCGTGTCCAACGGCGGCGACGCGCTCGAGGCGTTCGGCAACGTCACGCAGAACGTCGGCATGAGCGCCGAGCAGTTCGCCCAGACGTGGAAGGACAAGCCAGTCGAGGCGTTCGAGGCGTTCATCAAGGGCCTCGTGGCCATCGAGGAGAACGGCGGCTCTGCCGTGTCCACCTTGGAGGAGATGGGCATGACGGGCGAGCGCCAGAAGCAGTCCATCCTCGGCCTGATGCAGACCATCGGCGGGCTCGACACCAACTTGGAGATGTCCCGCCACGCATGGGAGGGGCAGTCGGACGCCTGGGGCGCTGCGGGTGACGCCGCCCGCGAGGCATCGAAGAAGGCCGAGGGCTTCTCTGGCCAGCTCGCCATCCTGTCCAACATCGGCAACGACGCCATGGCATCGCTCGCGGAGGGCGCGACGCCCATCATCGCCGCGTTCTCCGGAATTGCGAAGTCTGCGCTCGACGCATTCGAGGACATGGACGAGGGCAGCAAGACCATCATCGTCGCGCTGCTGGGCATCGGGGCCGCAATCGGCCCTCTCATGACCATGGCGTCCACCTTCGTGATCGCGAAGCAGAACTTGAAGGCGTTCGTGCTCGAATCTGGTGCCATGTCCAGGGCAATCGCAATCATGAAGGCGGGCTTCGCGGACGCGGGCAACGGCGCTTCGGGCATGAAGACCAGGCTCTCCGCGCTCGGCACCGCCGCCAAGACGGTCGGCACGTCGCTCGCCAAGAACCTCGCGGCGGGCGCGGTCGTGGCGGGAATCACCCTCGCCGTCGCGGCCATCTCCGACTACATCAAGAAGCTCAAGGAGGCCGAGGAGGCAGCGAGGGGCGCTGGGGACGTGCTCAACACGGCCATCGGGTCGGCTTCTACGAACGGCGGGGCGGTCAAGTCGCTCGCGGGCAGCTACGACGAGCTGGTCGAGAAGCTGGCCGCGTCGAACAGGAAGATACAGGAGTCCGCCAACGAGACCTATTCCAACGTCGCTCTCATCGAGGAGTACGGCGAAGACCTCAAGGCGGCTCTGGACGCCTACAACTCGGGCGACCGCAGCGCCGAGAGCATGGCGAACCTCAAGACCGCCCTCGACCTCTACAACACGGCGGCGGGAACGTCCATCACGTTCACGCAGGACGAGACGGGCGCGCTGAAGCTCATGAAGGACGGCGCGGAGCTGTCCGCGGACGCGTTCGACAGGCTCTCCGAGTCCATCATCGCGGCGGCGAAGGCCGAGTTCTTCAAGGAGGGCTACACGACCAAGATGGGCGACTACCGCGCAGCCCTCGACCAGGTGGCTGCGGCAGAGCGCAACGTAAAGGCGGCGGAGGACGAGCTGAGGGAAGCGGAATCCACCCCCGGCATGGCCCCCGAGCGCATCGATCAGCTCGAGACGAGCCTCGCGTCGGCGAACAAGACCCTCGAGGACTCCAAGCAGAAGCTCGGCGAGACGACTTCCGCGATGAACCAGTACGAAGAGGGCATGAAGCTCATGACCGAGGCGCAGCTCGAGAACGCGGGAGCGGGCGTCAAGTGGGTGGCCGAGAACGACGCCCTGCAGGCGTCGATATGGGCCAACGGACAGTCCGTGACCGAGTTCGCGCACAACCTCGACAACCTCGGAATCGGCATGGACGCCCTGAACGAGCACTCGGCGGGAATCACCGAGATGGCGGCGTCGTGGGACGGCTCGATGCTGTCCATGATAAACGGCCTGCGCAACATGGGAGTCGAAATCGACCTCTCCAAGGCCAAGATTGACGGCCTGAACGCCGTCCAGATCGACGGCAAGACCTACTGGGTGGACGACATGGGAACCGTGTTCGACCAGCAGGGCAGGGTCATCGGCCTGAAGAACGAGATAGGCGGCATCGAGGGCAAGGACTTCGTGGTGACGGACAACGGCACCGCGGACGCGTCGGCGGGCGACGTGCGCAACCTCGCGTCGGGCATCGGGCAGGTGAACGACAAGAAGGTCTCCGTCGAGGCGAGGGTTTCGGGCGCATCCGAGACGTGGAGCCTCGCGAGCGCCATCTCGAACGTCGTGAGCAAGACGGTCGACGTGGTCACGAGGGTGTCCAAGATCGAATCCGCCACGGGCAGCATCGCCGACTCGCCCTACATCCCGCGCCACGCGGCGGGCTACATCGCCAAGGGCCCGACCCTCACCAACAACGGGTGGGTCGGCGAGGCGGGTGCCGAGGCCGTGCTCAACTGGGGCACGGGAGGCACCGTGGTGCCGCTCACCAACACCAAGTACATGGAGCCCATCGCCGCGGCAATCGCCAAGAACATGGGCGGCGGCTCGGGGACCGTGAACAACTACTCGCTGTCCGTCGACGGCGCGATCATAAACGACGACCCGCACGTGCGGATGCTCTTCATGGAGCTGATGCTCGAACTGCAGAGGAAGGCGGCGATGAACTTTGGCTAGGCCGGCAGCAGGCGACTACTACATCGTACCGGCGGCGAACGCCGCGAACGCGCTCGACGTGTCGGGCGGGAGCCAGGCCAACGGCGCGAACGTGCAGTCCTACGCGCGCAACAACTCGGACGCGCAGATGTTCAAGCTGTCCTACCGCAAGGACGGGACGGCCCAGATAACCTCGCGCCTCACGGGCAAGAGCCTCGACATCCCGAACGGGCAGCTGGCGAGCGGCGCGAACGTCCAGATGTGGACGGACAACGACTCGCGGGCGCAGAGCTGGGAGATAACCGACGAGACGGGCAGCGTGACCATCGACGGCACGAGCTACGCGCTCCACGGCATCAGGCTGTCGTCCGCCACGACGCTGTACATGGACATAGCGGGCGGCAGCTCAAGCTCGGGAGCCAACGTGCAAATCTACACGGGCAACGGCTCCACCGCCCAGAAGTGGGCGTTCCTGCCAATCCCGAAGTTCAGGGACGGCGGCATCTACGAAATCCGCAGCCTGCTCGACACGGGCATGTCCCTCGACATCGCGGGAGGCTCCACGGTCAACGGAGCCAACGTCCAGCTCTACACGGCCAACGGCACCAACGCCCAGAAGTTCGTGATCTACGACGAGGGAGACGGCTACTCCATCCGAAACATCGGCTCCGAGAAGTTCGTCGACGTGTCGGGCGGCACCCTAGCGACGGGCACCAACGTGCAGTCGTACGAGGACAACGACACCCGCGCCCAGAGGTGGAGCGTCACCATGTACGGCACCCGCGCGGTGAGCGGCAAGACCTGCCAGGTCGTGTCGTTCGGCGCAGGGAACGCCCACGCGTTCCAGATGGACGCCCAGTGGGCCATGACCTCCAACAACACGAACGTCTGGATTTACGAGACGAACAACACCAACGCGCAGAGGTGGGTGCTCTATCCCACGTCCGCATTGGACCCGACCCTTCCCACGCCGCACACCATCGGGCTGGCGGAATCGGTCGGAGGCAACGCACAGACGCAGGTGGGCGCGAAGGGAACCTCGAAGTCCCTCAGCGCCACGTACTACCCGTCCTGGACGTGCTCCGACTCGTGGGCGACGGACGGCCCGAACCACTACGAGTGGCGCTACCGCACGCGCAAGATGAGTTCGTCCACGTCCTCCTGGGGCAAGTGGACGGACTGGCCCGAGTGGGAGACCGCCAACGTAACGCAGGAGGGCGTGAGGGCGTGGGTCACGGAGGGAATCGACTTCGCCTACCAGCTCAGGAACCACAAGTCCATGCAGGTCGAAATCCAGGTCCGCTCGATGGGCTCGGGCGGCTACGACCTCCTGCAAGGCCCTGTGGCGAGCGAGGTGGTAACTGTGGGCTACGTGCCGACAATCGCCCTCTCGAACGCCACGTGGACGCCAGACGGCCTCGTGGTTCCCGTGACGTGCGACTACGACAAGGGAGCCGTGAAGGCATACGTCACGTCGGTCAAGGCCAACGGGCGCGAGATTGCCGCGAGGGAGTCGGCGTGTCCCATCGAGGACGGCAAGATAGTGATCCCGCAGGACAACCTCGTGGGCATCCCGCACGACGGCGACTCCCTGCTGATAACGTTCAACCCAGGCACCGACCAGGTCGCCAGGTTCCAGGTCAAGGAGGCCCAGACAATCTCGGTCGAGTACGAGGAGGGCGCGTCCGCTCCCGCCACGGCCGAGGGCGAGGGCATGACCCTGCTCGCGACCGCTCCGTCCGGGTCGCGCATGTGGTGCGTGACCGACGAGCTGAGGGAGTGCAGGCTCGTCTCGGACGACGGCACCAACGCCGTGTTCGAGGTGCTTTACCCGTTCGGCGAGGAGTACGAGCTGTTCCTCTCCACGCCCGACGGGTCGTGGCACTCCCAGATGCCAGCCAAGGGCCCGAGGGTGCACGCCTTCAACTGGGAGGGCGGCTGCTTCATCCTGCGCGTGCGCAAGGACGACGTGCTCGAGACCGACTACTCCATCAAGGCGAGCTACGACGCCTACACGCTCAACACCCGCCCGAGGGAGACCGTCTACGCAGGGCGCACCTTCAAGGGCACCTTCAGCGCCGTTGGCTCCGAGGCACCTGGCATGGACAACTGCTCAAGGGCCGACGCCATCGCGTTGCAGGAGGCCGTGCACGTCACCTACCGCAGCCCTTCGGGATGGGTGCGCGACGTGGCCGTGACGGGAATCGACATGAACACCTCGCGCGGCATCACCGACTACAGCGTCTCGATGGTCGAGGAGGCGGTCTAGATGGACTGGCTCGACCAGAACAGGGCCGACCGCATCGACGTGTTCATGGTGCCGCCCACGAACCTGGACGATTCCTACGGGCTGCTGGAAGGAGTGGACCTCTCGCAGTCGAGCATCGAGGCGAGCTACTACTCCGACACCCGCACAAGCGGCTCGATCACGGTGCACGGAGACGGCTGGATTCGCGGCTCGTTCCTGCGCATCGTGCATTCCGTGCCAGCCTGGGGCTGGTCGCGGGAACTGGGGACGTACATCGTCTCCGACGAGTCCCCGGTTCGGGAGAACGGCGGCTGGACGCGCAGGCTCACGTTGCAGTCCATCCTCTACGGCCTGGGAACCGACAAGGCACCGAGGCCGTGGGTGCTGGGCGAGGGCGCTCTGAGGAACGACGCCATGCGCGGCATCCTCAAGCAGTGCAACAGGCCGTTCATCGAGTCGGGAGCCTACGACATGCGCTTCCCGTCCACGAGCATCCTCGAATCGGGCAAGTCGAGGCTTGAGCACCTGTACTCGCTGTGCTCCATGGAGCCGAAGAACAGGCTGGACGTCGACCCTCACGGGACGGTGGTGTACCCGCAGTACACCGCTCCATCTTCCAAGGCTTCCTCGTTCGAGCTGGACCTGCTCGACCCGCGAGGGATCGTGGAGGACGGCGTGTCCCTCACGGCGGACTTCATCTCCCGCCCGAACAGGGTGGCGGTGGTCTACCGCTACTCCGAGAAGGGCGAGGGCGAGGACGCCGAGACGGTGCAGCTCGAAATCGGCGCTCACGCCGACTCGACGGGCGCTTCGTCGCCCTCTTCACGCGGCTACACCGTGACGGACTTCAGGGTGTTGGACGAGCTGACTCCGACGACCGACCGCAAGGCGCAGGAGATTGCCGAGAAGTACCTGGCCGAGTCCAAGGAGAAGGTTGAGTGGCAGCTCAAGTGCCGCTACCTGCCCTTGTGGGAGGGCGACGTGGTGGACCTGGTGGTGCCTGACGGAGACTACGCGGGCCGCAGGAAGTGCCTCGTGAAGGAGCTGAAGCTCGACCTCGGCTCGATGCACATGGACCTCGACCTGAAGGAAACCGCGAGCGGCGACGAGGAGGACTAGATGACGCTGCACGACATTGCGAGGAAGCTGTTCGACGCCAAGAGGGCCGAGGCCACGTCAAAGGCCTCGGACATGTCCACGTTGCAGGGCACCGTGGTGTCGGATTCCGCGGACGGCTCGGTTGAGATTGCCTTCGACGGCGACTGCACCACCATGGACGGCACGAACGTCGTCAGGATCGGCACCCTGGCGGCTTTGAAGGAGGGCGACCAGGCCATCGTGCTGCTCGAAGGCGGCGGCGTGAAGCGCCCGACCGCAATCGGCTCGGCCGGCTGGGGCGACCGCATCACCGCCTCCATCGTGGACACGCAGCTGCTCATCGCGGACAAGGCCGACATCGACGACCTGAACGCCGCGACTGGACGCATCGGCTCGTTGGAGGTGGACAACCTCACCATCCACGACAAGATTACGCTCGCGGAGACCTCCATCGGCAACTTGGAGGCGGACACCGCCACCATCAAGGGCAACCTGTCCGCTGCCACCGCGAAGATAGGCGACCTCGAAGCGGACAACGCGACCATCAACGGCAAGCTGACAGCGGCCGAGGGCAACATCACGACGCTTACCTCCGAGACCGCGACAATCACGGGCAAACTAACCGCAGCGGAGGCGGACATCGACAGCCTGGAGGCCGAGACGGCCACCATCACGGGCACGCTGAACGCCCACGACGCGGTAATCGAGAACCTGGACTCCAACTACGCCCACATCACCGAGGGCGTCATCGACAACGCCACCATCGGCCACGCCGACGTGGACGGGCTGAACGCGAACTACGCGCACATAACCAACGGCTCGATCGACAACGCCACCATCGACCAGGCGAAGGTCAACAACCTCAGCTCCAACTACGCCCACATCACCAACGGCGTCATCGACAACGCCAAGATTGGTTACGCTGACGTTGAAAATCTCAATGCGCATTACGCCGCAATCGACATGGCGAATGTCAACAATGCATGGATTCAAAATGGCGTCCTGAATAAGGCTGCGGTCCTCGACGAGCAAGTCTTCGACCTTTCCGGCAACAAGGCCACCATCAGCGAGATAAACGCCGACAAGATAACCGTCCGCAACCTCAACGCGAAGAACCTCACCATCGACACCGCCGACGGGTTCGTCACCATCGGCGACAAGAAGACTCCAACCAAGGAGTACATCGACTCGCTCAAGGACGAATTGCAAGACGAAATCGACGGAGCCGTTGAGACGTGGACCTCCACCGCCGTGCCGCTGCTCAACAACTACCCGGCGAGCCAGTGGGCGGACGACACCGCCCGCGCGAAGCACGTGGGCGACATCTGCTACGTGCAGCAGCAGGGAAGCGACTACGACGGCTTCTGCTAC